CTGGTAATGTTTGAACATAACTAGTTGCGGTTGCTGGTGGATTTACACTTGCTGTTCCGCCCGAAGTCGAAGTTAGTTGTATTCCGCCTGATGCACCATCTAATATTACAGCCATTGTTTTGTTTCCCCAATCATTGTTTTGTTATTATTATTTTTATCCAACTTCTACCCAAGCAGTTGTTGATTCGTTCCATGTATAAAATTTACCATCATCTGGATAAGGTGTGGGTGCTTCCCATTGACAAGTAGTTTCATTTAAAGTCCATGATGCATAAGGTTGAGGTGCATAAAAAGCATCTCTTGTTTCGTTATAAGTATGTCCAATGCCAGCATAGTTTTTTCTAAAGTTATTGTTGTATGAAGTCTGTACCCATACTAATGTATTATCATTAAAATGATTGTGCAATAAAGTTATTCCTTTAGACTCTTGTTCTACATTATTTTCGTCTAAAATATCTTCGTTATTAACTACTATAACGTTAGTTACTATATTGTCTGTATTTATCTCTGCAAAATGTGCCATTATTTTTCCTGATTATACTGTGTAATTTCCAGTTCCGTTGTATCTTAAAATTGTGTAAACACCACTTGTTGAAACTGCTGCGCCTGATTTTACTCCGCTATAATCTGATGTTAGCATTTTTATTATTACAATTCCACTTTGTCCAGGATTACTAGTTGTTCCATTAGAACCTCCAGCATTACCTGTATTTACTGTAGCTGCCCATCCTGTACCATTTGCCCCGATTAATCCAGAACCATAATATCCTTTACCACCGCCAGCACCAGCTGAATAATAAAGGTTCGCACCTATAACACCAATCTGTTGACCTGCTCCACCAACACCACCTGCACCACCTGAAGCATTAGCGCCAGCGGCAGATTTACCGCCACCACCACCACCGCCATATCCCGAACCACCTTGACCATTACCACCTGCATTACCTTGTCCTGATGTACCTGCTCCACCGGCACCAGCAGTATCATCACCACCACCGCCACCACCTGAACCACCAGCATCACCAGCAGCATTTTGAATTCCGCCACCACCGCCACCAAGTGAGGTAATAGTTGTAAGTCCAGAACCTGATAAAGTAGAATTACCACCATTACCATTGTTAGCACCACCGGCACCTGCAGCCATTGATATAACTGTATCTAAAGCAACTTCGGAATATGTAGCCTGAAGCACTCCGCCGCCACCGCCACCACCTTGATAATAGTCAATAGCACCACCAGTATATGAATTACCACCTCCACCACCAGCAACTACAAGATATTCTATATTATAAGGTTTACGACCTCCAGCCCCCAAGCCAAAAGCTCGTGCAGCGTTATTTGCTATTGATGACAGTCTAGGCAAATTGTGTTAATGCGGCAAGTATTGTAAATGCAGCATTTCCTGTTTTAATTATTGTGTATGTATACGAATCAATACTGTTAGGATTACCCGCTGTAGGGGCAGAACCACCTTGCCATTCTGGAGTTTTAGCACTTCCATCAACTTGTACTGTTGTATTTCTGTATTCTGCACCTGTTAATGTAACTAGATGAACTAATGTAATAGCTTCGCCTGTAGCCATTTTAGAATTTAAAGTTGCTCCACTAGAGTCTCTAAAATTTACAGTCCAATCACCTGTTGCAGCCGATGTATAATAAACAACTGATTGTGTTCCTGTATCATAATTAATTGTACCTGTTGCAGCTGTTGCTGCTACTGTAACTTTTTCAGTTGAATTAACAAATGTTGAATAATCGTTTAACCCTGCTGATGGTAAGTTAGTTAAAGCTGCACCATTAATTGCAGGTAAAGCACCAGTTAATTTAGATGCAGTTAAAGCTGAAATTCTAGCGTCTACAACTGTACCAGTTAAATTAGCTGCTGCAAGTGATGAAGCAGTATTTAATAGAGTTCCTGTTGCAGCTGGTAATGTTTGAACATAACTAGTTGCGGTTGCTGGTGGATTTACACTTGCTGTTCCGCCCGAAGTCGAAGTTAGTTGTATTCCGCCTGATGCACCATCTAA